TGGATGGGAACGCTGATTGCGCGATTGCCTTGGCTGAACTGATCGGCATTTCCCCTTTCGCCACCTTGGTCGCCAGGTCATTCAACGCCGAGATTTGCGCCCCGTTTAATCCGGCTCCGGCGGGCGGATCAATGGCAACCGCATCGCCTTCCCCGACGATTCCGCCCGCTCCAGATCCGTCTGGGTTGACTGTCTCCGTAACGCTCTCGCTGGTGGACAACGGCTTGCTCGGCCCGCTCCCGAATATCTCCTCCACGGGAATCCCGGTCTTCTCTGCGACACCCTTCTTGATCATCGCCCACCGTCCCATTGACGCCGCCACGTCCTCGGGGTCTTGGCTGTTCTCGATCCAGTGTTGCATGGGATCGAGCAGGCCGTGCTCGTAGAGGTTGACGGCCGCACTCGCCTCTTTGCCAAGGTCCGGCTGGGGGTGTCTGCGGTATCCCCACCGCCCCTTGTGGATGACTCCGAACTTGGGCGCCGGGAATACACCCTTGGCGATTGCGTCGTAGAGGAAAGCGTTCTTCATGCGGTTGGCATGAGGGGCGAGGACTCGCTGGAAGCGTTCAAACGTAGCCTTGGCCATCTCACTCTCTAGACGGCTGGAGACGCCGCCTAGTGCGGATGCGTCGAGCGCAAATGAATATGGCAGATCGTAGCTCATTGCCACGAACTTGAGAAGCTGTGTCATTAGCCACTGCTCCTCACTGGATGGGGATGAACTTGCCGGGAACTTAATGTCCGCCCCGTTCGGTAGGTGGTTGATCTGCCCAAAATTGATGTCTTGTTGCAGCCCGCTTGATCCGCCTTCAAAAATGTTCGTCGAGTAAGGGTCCATTGCCCCGCCTCCGACAACCGCGCCGTCCGAGTTCGTGAACACCGTCAACGCGCTCGCCAGCTTCGATTTCCCCTTGATGAAGTCGATCATCTCGTAAAGGTCACGAAGGTTCTGGATCGCCGTTGCAAGGACGGAAACGCCCCGGTATTGGTCAATCCGCATGGGGTCCGTGAGGTGGACGAAATCAGACGAGGGGACTTCAACCGGGTTGTCGTAGGTGTTCGTGGTCATCGACCGGTGAAACACGCGGAACGATTCAATCTGCCCGTGTTCGCCGATGTTCAGGCCAGAAACGTAATCGTTAGAAACGACGTTCTGATAGATGCCGCCGATCCGATCGGGTTCAACCGCCTGAATCTTGAGCGGTAGCTTGACTAGATCATCCTCCCCCATCCCATCAACAGATCCGGGGCGCTGGAACGCCCACCCGTAATCCCCGCCCCGGTTGCAGCCCATCACGCCGAACTCCAGCATCTGGAAGAACCCGTAGCGTCCGGTGATGTCACATTTCGGAAAAGCCTCATCCTCCAGATACTCCTCGACCTCCTTGTCGAGAACCTGGTCACCCGTCGCGGCATGGTAGCTCTGCGGAGTGACATACATGGCGAATTTACGATTGAGCATCTTCGCCGGTGCAAAGTTCCGCTCCATATCCTCGGCCTCCCGCATGAGCTGCAACCGGTCGCGCTGAACGTCGAACGAGTTCGGCGACATGTTTTGCGGTGCCTGCCCGCGCTTGTGGTCGGACTTCGCCCCGTCATATCGGAATTCGTGGAGGATGCGCCGCGCCGCCAGCCGCTTGATCCCCATGCCCGGGGAGATCGCGCAAAGCAGGCTGTCGAAGATGCCGGGCTTGAATTCGGGGGCCATTACGTGCTACGCCCTACGCTCGGATTGAAGTTGGCGCGGGAGTTGTTGGACCGAGTCCCGGAGAGCAGGCTGAGCGCGTAGAGAGCCTGCTGGAGCGTTGCGGAGGCGCTTTCGAGCGAAGGGAAGGAAAAGGATCGTCCCGCAATGGTGTAGCTGATCCCCCGGACGGTCCCGGCGATGATCGCGTTCTTGCAGGCGTCCCGGATCGTCGTCAGGTCTGCGGCCTCCAGCCCGACAAATGCGCGGATGTCACCCATCAGTTCCCCCCCTCCCTTTCGACATGAACGGATCGACCGCCCGACGCCATGAGCCGCGCGGGGGGGGAGAGGGGGATTGGATGAACTTTGGAGACGTCCCGCAGCATTTCAACGCGAATCCTTACCAAGTTGATCAACTTAGTCAAGATTCAATTTACATCCCCGTAATTTCAAGGTAAGAGGGGGCATGTCCCAGACCGCGTTCTCGACCGTCGCCACGAACCTGCTCGCCGCGCAACCCTCGACATCCCTGATTTATGTCCGGTCCTCCAGCGGGTCCGACTCCGGCACCTTGACCGTCTATGGGGACGTTTCGGCCACTCCCGACTCCAACGCCATCGTTTTGACGGGGCAGGTTGAGAAGTCATCCATCGAGATTTTCGACAACATCAGCCAAGCTATTCTCGGGGGGGCTCAGGCTGGCATTGTCACGGCCTACGGTCCCGGGACAGCGGCGAGCGGAGACATTCGGATGGACGTGAACCCGACCGACGGGGACACGTTGACCATCGGCGGGAAGACCTACCGCTTCAAATCCACGATGGCGGCAATCAATGATGTCCAGATCGGAGCCGACGCGACGGCCACCACCCTGAGCCTAAAAAAGGCAATCAACCTCGATGGCATCGCCGGGACTGACTACTACACCGGCACGGTCAATAATCCGATTTACTCGGGAACGGTATCCACGACAGTCATCACCCTGACAGACCGAATCCCGTGCTTGCGGCAAGTTGCGCAGACCATCACGGAGTCAGCCTCCAACTTTTCAATCCGCCTTCCGATTGGAGGGGTTGACGGGACGCTGCTCTTCACCCTCGCCGTCGGGATCGTTTCCGCCGCAAATGTCCTCACGTTCTCGACGGAAGACCACCTGACCGTCACCCTGCCGGCACTCATGCTCGGCACGTCGAACCCGATCAACGTCCAGGGCAATCAGGCGATGCTCCGTCTTTGGGCAAACAACGCTATCAGCTACCGAGTCGAATCCAGCACGGATCAAACGAACTGGGTGACGACGACCGAGGGCCCAAGCGCCCTTTTGGCATCCACCCTAACCAACGTCGTCCTTTCCGAGCTGCATGAGTTCATCCGGTTGGTGATTACGGCGAACGTGAACACGGGCGGCACGATTGCGGACTTCAGGGTGATCTATTGATCGACGTGCTTCCCCTTCATTCCCCGGCGCTCTCGTTGCTTTGGCTTTCCGAAGAGTCATCCCCGCCCGCCGTCCATAGGATCGGCTGAATGCGCGGGTCCATGATCGCCGCCACCAGGCACATCTGGTCACAGTCCGTCAAGTGGTTCGCTTTCGACGGCGGGAAATACCATTCCCAAGTCTTCTTCCCCGTCGATTTGACCGTCACCTGCCGCTTAAATTCCACGTTTATCTGCGCCTTGTAGTCGGCAGACACGTTCGCGGCGACGGTCCACTTGTAAGTCGTCAACCCGTCCTTCAACCGGTGCCACATGTCCTTGATCGGTCGAGCGCACCAAAAGAAGTATCGTGCCTGCCTCTGTTGTCCACCGGTTCCAATCCCAACGTGGCCGACCTGCGGAGTGGAATAGGGGAGTCGTCGCGTGATCTGGATCGGCCCTTTCGGCGACTTCACTTGCGAGTGGTGCGGGAACGAATTTTTTTTGCCTGGGTCTCCCCAAATCCCCTGCCATCCGTATTTGATGCAGACAGCATGAACGTTTGGCGTATCCCACGCGCAATCCACCAGCACTCGAGCGGGTTCAACGCCAAGCTCCTTGCGCTTCTCCTCCACCTCCTCCCACGTCACGATCTTCCCCTCGTCGATCATCCTGCACTCGTATTCCCCGAACGAGCGGCAGACAAACCACCGGTGCGCGGACTCGCCCTTCGATGCCTTCCCCGCCTGGTTGTCCACACACATGAACCGCGCAATCTCGTGTTCGTGGGGCTCACCCTTGATGTAGTCGCCCTTGGATCGCTCAAACGCGGCCTCCCCGTCCGTGTCGCTTGGAGCCTCATCCCACGCCATCGCCCGGCGCTTTTGCATGTAATCCTTGAAGGGCTCAATCGCACCCCTCCGGTATGCTTGGACCGCCTGCATCTTCTCCATGAGTAGCTGGGAAAGGGGGAAGTAGTGAACGGCCGTGGCCTCCATGTGGAAACTCCGGTGGTCGCTCGCCGCGTTGTGATTCGTGACGACATACCGCCCCTTTTGCGATTGGTCCTTTCGGAAGGCTCCGTCGGTCGGCCAGTCCTTCCCGCATGCCTCGCAGTTGTAGCGGACGGTGGGGAGGATGGCGCTCCACTTGTGGCTCCCGTCCTCTCCCTTTGTCTCATCGTCGATCTGGGCGAGAAGCCTGTCGCGGTTGTCGGTCATCGTCTGGTATTCACCACACTCGGGACAAGGCACTTGCCACTCCTCACACGTCCCGGCGAGGAACGATTCGTCAGACTCGTCGCCAAGGACTGAGCCAGTGGATAGGGTCACGATCTTGGGGTCTTTCACGCCTTCCACCCGCTTCTCGAAGGCCGTCATCATCCCGGCCTCATAGCAGTGGGGTTCTTCCATCACGAGGATCTTGACCCGCTTCGATTGCGCCTTGCTCGGTTTCGCCGCGATGCAGTAAAATGAGAACCCGGGGAATGCGATTTTCTGCCGCCTGATCTTGTCCTGCTTCTCCGGGAGGCGACGGGACAGGAAGTCATTCGCCTCAATCATCGGCATGATGCGGTCCTCGATGGCGTCCTTCGCGTCGTCATCGGTCTGCCAGACGTAGTAGAAAAGCCCGTGGGATTCGACGATGGCTTGCGCCACCATGATCTCGCCGATCAAGGACTTCGCCGCCCCCGCCGGCATCCGAACGTCAACCCGTTTCGTGTCCTTGTGGCTGATTGCCCGCATCGGCTCGATCAACCAGGGGGATTCCCCGGCCATGTAGATCGGATACCTGACCGAATATGGAATCTTGAGCTTGCCGTCCGCCCACGAAACCATGTCGCCGTCGTGGGGGATCACGAAGCAGTCTGAGAGGTAGGGGCGGGCGAGCTGGGCGGGGGTCATTTGGCTAAATCCTAAGCACTCCCATTTCTCCTCCTTGGATGAAGCACTCAGTCGCCTTGGTGGTTTTCTTGAATCTTTCGATTTGCGCCTGCATCCCGCCGCCTCCCTTCCGAGTCGTTACCATCAAGTTCCTCAAGTGAAACGCTGGCATTGTCTTCGTGAGCATTTCCCCCGTCTCAACCATCTCCATGAAATCAAGAACCTTTTCCCGATTGCCGACCTTTGCAATCATCACAAATGCAGCGAGATGCGGAGCCGCGTAGAAGTTGCCCAACTTTGGCTTGCCTACAATCTCCTCAATTTCATCCATGTATTCCGTGAGGCAGTCCATGAGTTCAGTGATGGTGGGGGAGTAGCTTCCGGCCCAACCTCTATGGTTCCTAAGGATGCAGTTCCCTATCGCTGGAGCCCCCCTGGAAACCCTCGCATTAAAAGCGAAGGAGAGAAGGTCTCGCGCCGACCTTTTAGCCTGTTGATCGACCACCTGCTGGGACTCCATGCTCAGCCCATAAACGATCAAGATGCTCAATGCTGGATATCCGCATTCCTTGATCGCTTCGAGTCGGTGCTGGCCATCAATCAAAACCCCGCTCTCGGAAACGCCGATTCCTTGATTGGTCAGCATCCAGTTTCCAGCCTCAATGTCTCTCTTGTATCTAGCGATAACAGACCTTTTAAGGTGCCTGTTTTTGGTGTTCATCGACAGCAAGGCTTCCACTAGCTCTCTTGTCGCAATCTTAATTTCTGCGTATGGTTTCATATTGTTGGTTGGTGATCTTTCTTCGCCCGCTTCGCCGCCTGCATCTTCGCCTGCTGTTCCAGCGTGATCGTCCGCTTGGACTTCTGCCCGCCCTTCGCCGCAAGGTGCTTGGCGACGGCGGCGTCGGGTATGTCCTGCTGACAGTGCGGGCAAATCATGGGCCTTGATTAATCGCAAGCGGTTACGTTGGCGACTTCATTCTTCAAGTATCTCCCCAATCCGCGACTTGCACCGCTCGGTGAATACCCTGAAATGATCCCGCTCCATCAGCTGCTTCGCCTCCTCCTGGACGATGGATGCAGCCCGGCCCCATTCCGCTTTGGCCTCCGCCAACGGGATCGTCTCCCGCTCCTCCCTCGCGATCTTGGCGCGAAGAAGCTTCACCTCCGCCTCCGTCTTCTGCCTCTTCAGCTCGGCTGCATCGGTAAGGGCCTCCCCCTTCCCTGCCGTCTCCGGGTTCTTCTCCAACCACTCGACCAAGGCATCCCGGTGGATACGGTGTTGGATGAATGCAGGGCATCCCGCCGCCTTCGCGATCCGCATCGTTGACACAGAGATTCCCCAGAACGCCTCCGCCTGCTTCATCGACTGCGCCACGTCAGGAATCTTGGATTTCTCCGCCTTGGCCTTGCTGCTAGATGTCTCACTTTCAGCCGCATCAATCAGCTTGATCTCTGCCGCCGTCAGCGTCTTGCCCGCCTTCAGCTTCTTGACGAGGTTGGCCAGGTTTGCGCTCTTGAGCTTCCCTAGTTGTTCGGGGGTGAGGTTCATTTCTCCCCTCCCTCTTTAGGGTGGAGCGCCGGGGTCGGTAGTGAGCCGCCCTTTCCATCCCGGAAGGATGGCGTGTCCGAAGTGTCACTTCCGGCGCGTTTTGGGTAAGGTTTGGACAAGGGGAGAATCTGCTTTCTCATCTCATTGTCAAGCGGCATTAGGTATTTGTGTTTCCAGAAAATGGCAGACTTCTGCATTCCTTTGATCGTTCCGAAAAGACTGTTGGCCGTTCTTTTGTGCATCACCTTCCCCTTGTAAATGACCTCTTGCTGCGGTTGTGATGTCCCGCAGTAAGTCCAGTTGCCCGCCTGATAGATTCCGCCGTGATGTCCTTGATCTGGGTCTGCATAGCTCGCGATTAGTTTCAGTCCCGGTGATTGAGCTTTAAGAAACCGCATTGCAAGAGCGGCAATTCGTGATACTGGCGCGGCGTGCTTTGTGAGCGCGATCCTGATGAGTTCACAACATTCAAGTTGCGTGAGTCCGTAGGGCTTTGAGAGATTGTTGTTTGCACCTCTGCCGAAAATCACCACTCCGATAAACTTACCGCTCTCCCATGCCCCCACCTTAACGAGCTTGCCAGCTGGTAGGCATTGGCTGTAATGCCAGTTCTCAACTGCGTGCTTCGCTGCCTCATGCGTTGCCCAATCAATTTTTAGGTCTGACTTCATGGGGTGAAATGCTTGTGACAGTGAGGGCATTCGATCGGGGTTTTCTCATCGAGCTTGCCTTGGTC